GACCCCCTTAGGGGTCACTCACCAGGCCGAGAGGCCCGTTCCAGACAGGTGTGAAGGACAATTGGGAGGTAAGAGTTATGGTGTATGGTTCATACGTTACTAAACGTAAAACCCGTACGTTTCCTACGCGATTTGCTCCGGCGGCATACGATATTGTATATAACAGTAACGGATCCGTCTATCAGCAAAATCTAGTCGCTTCTTATCTTTTATCAGAAGCGAATGAGGAAATAGTTTACACTAACCGGCCTAAGAACATGCGTTCTGTGGCTAATTTTTGTAAACATATCCGTAACTCCAAGTCAATACCGGGTCCAACCAGGGTAGGTGGCGTTGCCACCGATTTAAATCCTGATGGGACATTCGATTTTGACGTTGGCATTCATGTGAGTGCTTCCTCTAACACAGCCTGGAACAACGTTACAGCCGCTTGGGGTGATTTATCTATCCCAACCGGTGACGTTGCCCAGGGGCTTGTTAACGATGCTTTTGCAAAGTTCAAGCCTGACCTAACTTCGATACAAGTTCCTAACTTCTTATTGGAGTTAGAAAACATACCGAAGATGTGGCGTCTGTGGAAAACCCAATTGTCGGTGTTGCGTAATTTAGCTGAGGCGAGGTTGAACTGGTCATATGGGTGGAAGCCTCTTATAGGCGACCTCTCTACTATCAGGAATACCATCCTTAGTGTTTACCAACAAATAAAAGAATGGAATGACAAGGGACCTCAAATTATTAAGAGGAAACTTGACTATCCCATTTCTAACGACACACTCACCGGCAACTTCGTTTACCCTTCTGGGAATCACAAGACCTATTGGTCTGCGTCCCAGGAGCAAACGTTGGCAGCTTACCTCGTTTTCAAGACCGAGAAAATTCCTGGTCTTGATACGTGGGAAACGGTCCTACGCGCTTATTTAGACGCGTTGGGCTTTGAGCTGAATCCAAAAATCATTTGGGATGCAATACCATTTTCCTTCGTCTTAGATTGGTTCTTTGACGTTGGGGGATGGATAGAGCGTCACAAAATTGATACTTTGGAATTGCCGATTGTATTGGTTGATTCATATCTCCAATACAAAGCGGAGCGAAGGGTCGAAGCGTATTGGCAAAGAGATCCCACTTCTGGGACCTACTTACCACCGCCTAGATCGGTTACCTCTGTTCAAGTTCAAAGACTTTTTCAGAGATTGCCGATATTTCCCGACTATTCAGCTGCTACAGCTGCTGGTTGGAAAATACCCGGTCTTAACCAGCTAATCAATGCGATTAGTCTGGGTACTGTTCTCCGAAGATAATTTAAATTCTTCGTTGACAGTGACCGCTCATTTATGAGTGGATGTTTTGTATGGTAACATACATCAACAATCAAGCCCCTAGCAAATTCGTTAGGGCATAGGGAGCTGACATATGTCACTAGGAACCTCACTTTCACTTTCGAAGGATTCTGCCACAGACGTCGATACCAACTTGGCTGTTTATGCCTTGCGGGCCGCCGATCTGGACAAGTCCATCTTCTCCGTTGCGGGCCTTACGGCTCCTAACGAACAGAAGTTAACCGTCTCTCATGAGACGGCGAAAGCGGGTGAAAAGAGACATCTTGTGCGCCTCGACCGTACGGTCGTGGATGCATTTGGTGTCCCGGCGACGGTGTCCGTTTATACGGTCATCGTTCGCCCCCCCAACACGGCAATAACAAACGCAATCATCCTCGAAGAGGTTAATCGACTTGTCGATTTCCTTGTAGAGGGTGGTTCGAATGCGAATGTTACTGCTGTACTCAATGACGAGGTGTAATTCCTGGTCATTGGGTGCATGATAGCGGCTTATTTGCGCTATTAGGCGCTGGTGAGTGAGTTGTTTCTTGGTTAGCATAGAGTCGGCCTTGGAGGCGCCATATGAATGGTGATCTGAAAAGCCTGTGCTCCTTGTGGGCACACCTAGCGCGTAACCAACGCTATCGACCTTTCATAGACGAAATCGATATCGAGATCGTCGAACGGAGGGTGACTAACGAGGGGCTTGCCTTTTTAACGCAGATCCTTCCCTTAATAGGGAAGGCTCTAGACGTGTTCCATTCAACAACAGAATGGAAATCTCCGCCTGAATTTGATCAGGTTGAGATCATTATTCAACAGGAAGAGGACTCTCGTTCCAAAATCTATGGAGCGATCAAAGTTCCTTCTCTGCTGCGTAAAGCCGTCGAGAACGCGTTAAGGGGCGAACCGTCTGCCGTAGATTGCGTAAGACAGTTATCTTACGTTTTCTATAAACTGGAGGTTGGATATGAGGACGCTGAGATCAGTAAGTTCCTTGATCGGTTTATTGAAACTGACCGTGGTCTTTCTGATCATCTTGATAGGGGTAATCATTTTATTGACTTACTCCTAGTTAAGATGAGGAAGCTTATCTTTCGGGTTCTTTGTAATGAGGACCCGAGGGATATTATTCCCTCACACGGCACGGGTGCAACCGCGTGCCGCACAGCGAACTGGGATAAACATCACAAGCTTAGGTATTATCCGAAGCTTGATGAATATTTCCCATATGCCGACTACTTCTTTTACAACTTTACTCATCTTTCGGATGAGTATAGTATGTTAGAAGAGGCGGACATATCCGAGCCTAAGGCACGTGTTTGTTTAGTGCCAAAGGACTCTCGAGGCCCGCGGGTTATCTCATGCGAACCTGCTGAACTAATGTTCATTCAGCAGGGACTAATGAGAAAACTGTACCGAGCCATCGAAACCAACCCTCTTACCCGTGGTCACGTTAATTTTAGTGACCAAACGATAAATCAGCAGTTGGCAAGATCCGCATCGATTGATGATGGATTAGCTACTATTGATTTGTCGGATGCTAGTGACCGTGTTAGCCTCGACCTAGTAAGGAGTGTTTTTCCTCCGAATTGGGTTGAAGCACTCGAAGCTTGTCGCTCCGAGTACACGGTGCTACCAACAGGGATAGAGATAAAGCTAAACAAGTTTGCCCCTATGGGTAGTGCTTGTTGCTTTCCAGTTGAAGCATTGGTCTTTTGGGCCTGTGCGGAGGCAGCATGTCATATACATTATGGGAGTAATAATTCCCATAGTATATATGTGTATGGCGACGATATCATCGTTTCCTCATATTTTGCTGAGGACGCGATACATGCACTAGAGTCCATTGGCCTTCTGGCCAATCGGAATAAGTGTTATGTCAAGGGACCTTTTCGAGAATCTTGCGGTGGTGACTACTACTTAGGTGTAGATGTCACACCCGTGAGACTACGTAAGGCTCTTGGATTGTCCGGTACTATGCTTGAATCTAGCGCGGACTTCTGCAACAATATTGTACAGAAGTTTGGATATACGGAGAGTCAGCAGATCCTCTGTTTTATTGAGGGTCTGTTGGGTTACCAATTTCCCAGGTCTCTATTAGCCCTTCCCGGGACTATTAGGGAATCACCTGGCGCTAGTAACGATGTTTTCTTTCGGCGGAGATGGAATAAAGATCTCCAACGATGGGAACACCGCGTGCTCGGAACGGCGTTTGAAAGTAAAAATCGCCGCCCCCCTAATTGGGGAGAACTGCTTAGGAAGCAGCTTTCCGGAGGCATGATCGAGCAGCCTGGTCCTTATGAGCATCCATTACGAATAATGGAGCATCATTTGGAACCAGGGCAGTACATCGATCCCCACTCGAGTCATACAAAGTGGGTGTGGAAGTGGCTTGGTTAGCC